GGATGGCTCAAAGCGCCGGCTGAGTTCGACTTTGAAAAACGTTATAAGCTTTTAGATGACGGCACCATTGCCGAGCGCGATGAAAGTGATGTAGCTACAGAATTATTGGGCAATTCAAAAGTTGGAGCATTAGATACGGTGCGTTTTATTCTAAATACCTATCGCCGTAAATACGCAGGCTATTCCCATGAAAAATCCAGGTCTTACGACATTCAAGCCAAAGCTGCCGAGAGTATTTTAAACGCTATAGCCAATAATCAAACGCCAAATGAAGCAGATACGGCTCTAATTCAGCCGCTTGCAGACCTGCGCTCCATTTCAGTGATTGATATGGCCAAGCTGATTCACTCCAAAGCCGAGAAAAGTGTGAAGGCCATTGCAAAATGTGAAGCTCTTGAAGATCAGGCTCAAAATGCAATTAAGAAAGCAGCAACTCAAGAAGAGCTGAGTTTATTTCTAAATGGCTTTGAAGAAAATTTAAGTAATGCCTTAAAGCAATTATAGGAGGAAGCTATGGCCGAACAATTTTTACATGGTGTTGAAGTTGCCGAAATCTCCAGTGGACCTCGCACTATTCGTACCACCAAATCTTCCGTCATTGGTTTGATTGGCACCGCTCCGGATGCAGATAATGCAAGCTTTCCACTCAATAAGCCTGTGCTGATTGTGGGCTCACGCAGAGAAGCAGCCAAACTCGGTACGACAGGCACATTGCCTATGTCAATTAATGGTATTTTTGATCAAATTGGCGCGATTGTGATTGTTATCCGCGTAGAAGCGGGCGAAGATGAACCAGAAACGATTTCCAATATCATCGGCGGCGTTGATGCACAAACTGGCGATTACAAAGGCGTTCAAGCATTTTTAAGTGCTGAAAGCATTGTACATGCGGCACCTCGCATATTGATTGCGCCCGGCTTTACGCACCAAAGACCAAATAATCAAGCCAATCCCGTTATCAGCAGTATGTTGGTTATCGCAGACAGATTACGTGCTGTCATTATTGCTGATGGACCGAATACCAATGATCAAGATGCTATTACATGGCGAAATGATTTCGGTAATGCGCGTGTTTATGTGGTTGATCCTTGGGTGAAGATTTTTACCGATCATGAGGAAGTCGTCCCACCAAGTCCTTATGTAGCAGGGCTTATTGCCCGTAGCGATAATGAAAATGGTTTTTGGTGGTCACCGTCTAATCAGGAAATATACGGCATTGTAGGAACTGCAAGACCCGTTGATTTTACTTTAGGCGATGCTAATTGCCGAGCTAATTTTCTAAACGAAAATGACGTCACAACTATTATTCACCAAGAGGGATACCGACTTTGGGGTAATAGAAGTTGCTCCAGCGATCCAAAGTGGGCATTTTTATCGGTACGCAGAACCGCTGACTTAATTAATGACAGTTTACTGCGTGCTCATCTTTGGGCTGTGGACCGTAATATTACAAGAACTTACTTGGATGATGTAGTTGAAAGTGTAAATGCTTATTTGGCGCACCTTAAAGCTCTTGGCGCTATTTTAGGTGGGCAATGCTATCCCGATCCCGAGCTCAATACACCGGCTAATATCGCGCAAGGTAAAGTCTATTTCGATTTTGATTTTACACCGCCTTATCCGGCAGAGCGGATCGTCTTTCGCTCTCATTTGATTAACGATTATATCAAGGAGCTAATCTAATGTTGCCAAAAATACTTAAAAACTTTAATGCCTTTGTTGATGGTCGCGGTTATGCCGGTCGCATTGATGAAATCAGTCTGCCAAAGCTTTCAATTAAAACTGAGGAGCATCGTGCGGGTGGCATGGATATTCCCGTTGCTATTGATATGGGCATGGAAAAGCTGGAAGCCGAGCTCACATTTTCTGAATATGATCCAGAGTTATTTCGCTTATTTGGACTTATAGACGGCAACGCTGTTTCACTGACTCTTCGTGGCGGACTGCAAGGCAGCGGAGACGCTGAAGCTGTGGTGGTGAATTTACGTGGCCAATTCAAAGAGCTTGATCCTGGTAATTGGAAACCGGCGGACAAAGCAACGCTTAAATGCACCGTATCCATCCGCTATTACAAATTAACCATTGATCGCCGCGAACTGATTGAAATTGATGCTGAAAATATGGTGCGCAAAATCAATGGTGTCGATCAAATGTCATCACTTCGAACTGCTTTAGGGATTTAATATGCACAAAATTAAACTTATTGAACCAATTAAAATTGACGGGGTAAGCATTTCTGAGCTGACTTTAAGACGTCCAAAGGTCCGAGATCGCTTAGCAGTTGAACGCAGTGGTAATAGTGATGCTGAAAAGGAAGTAGCGCTCATTGCCAATCTTGCAGATATTCCAAAAGATGCTGTGGAAGAATTAGATCTCGCTGATTACGCCAAGATCCAAGAGGCATTGCAAGGTTTTTTGCTACCATCCGACCTGAAGACTTAAGGGCTAGTGTTTTATCTCTGGCTGCTTTTGCAAAGGGCGGAATTAGTGAATGGTTAGAGATGGATATAGAGGAGTTTGTTTTATGGATCAATAGTGCGAGGGAGTTACAAAAGACATGACAGCCATTCATACTTTATCCGTTGTCATTGGCGCTGCATTAAAAGGCAATTTTAGTGCAACCATGTCCTCTGGGATCAGCCAATTAGGACGTCTTGGTCAAGCGATTAAACAACTCGACGCCTCAGGAAAAACAGTCGAAAAATTTCAACAGCTTCATCGAGATACTTTGCTTGCTAAGCGTGGCTGGATGGACGCTGAAAACCAAGTTAAATCTCTTGCCATGCAGATGGCAGCTACTACCAATCCCAGCAAAGCCTTGGTGACAGAATTTGAACGATCTAAAATAGCAGCACTTAAGGCTGAAACCGCCTACCTTCAAAAACGTGAAGCTCTTCATAATCTTGATAATGAAATTCGAAAATCCGGCCAAGATATCCAAGGCCTCATTACCCAGCAAACCAAATTAGGTTCATCGATTGAGAAACTCAAAGGCCATTATGTTGCTCTCGATCGAATCATGCAAAAACGCCAAGGTGTTCTTGCACAACGAGCCAATTTACGAGGTCAGTTACTTGATGCCGTTGCGCTTGGGGCAACTTTATCAGCCCCCATTAAAGCCGCAATCGATTTTGAAAGCGCGATGGCCGATGTGCGTAAAGTTGTAAATTTCGACACCCCAGATGGCCTTGAGAAACTAGGCGAGACTTTAAAAATCATGTCGCGTGAAATTCCGTTATCTGCGGCAGGCCTTGCCCAAATTGCTGCAAGCGGTGGGCAACTGGGTATCGCTGCAAAAGATTTAGCGGGCTTCACTAATGTTGTGGCAAAGATGGCCACTGCTTTTGATATGTCGGCAGAAGAAGCCGGAGATGCCATGGCAAAATTGGCAAACGTTTACCAAATCCCCATTACTGAAATGACCAAGCTCGGTGATTCAATCAATTACCTCTCTGATAATACCGCAGCCAAAGCCAAGGATATGGTGCCGGCCCTTAACCGGATTGGTGGTACAGCGCGGCAATTTGGCTTAACTGCTGTGCAAGCAAGCGCTTTAGCCGGCGCCTTTATCAGCCTTGGCAAAACCCCTGAAAAAGCAGGAACCGCCATTAATGCAATGCTCAGTAAACTTCAAACAGCCGGCAAACAAGGGAAAAAATTCCAAGAAGCTTTGCGCCAAATGGGGATAAGCGCCAAACAACTTGAAAAGGATATCGGCCAAGATGCACAAGGCGCTCTAATCAAATTTCTTGAAGCCATGGAGAAAATGGACAAGCAAACACGCTCAGGGATTTTATTCGATCTCTTTGGGATGGAGTATCAAGATGACGTGGCATTGCTGGTGGGCAGTTTAAACGAATATAAAAAGGCTGTGAGTTTAATTAACGATGAGACCAAATTTGCGGGCTCCATGCAGCGTGAATTTGCCAATCGCGCAAATACCACTGCCAATAATTTACAACTTCTGAAAAATGGTCTTGCAGAAGTTGGAATGAATCTAGGCTCTGTGCTGTTGCCCCCTCTTAATGCTCTGGTCAATGTGCTACGCACTGCAACCACGCAAATGGCCGTCTTTGCTGAAGCTCATCCTATTCTAACTAAGCTAATTATGGGTGTAACAACGGCTCTCATTGGCGGTAAGATCGCTGCTATCGCACTTGGCTATGCCTGGACCTTTATTCAAGGTGGAGCCTTGGCCCTTGCCACAGCCTGGCGCGGTCTGCTTATTACGATC